CCCAATGGCGCGAAGTTCGAGCGCAAGCGCGACTTCCAGCTCAACGCGCAGCACTTCCAGCTCATGCAGGACTCGCGCGCGGCTGCTGCTGGTGTGTCGGGCGTCACACCGTCGTTCCAGGGCCAGCAAGGCACGGCAACCAGCGGCGTGCAGGAGCAGACCCAGGTAGAGCAGTCCCAGGTGTCGCTGGCCGACCTCATGGACAACTTCAAGGATGCCCGCGCCCTGGTGGGTGAAATGCTGATGGCCCTCATCATCGAGGACATCGGCAAGGAGGAAACGGTGGTGGTGATCGAGGGCGACGTGCTCAACCCGCCCCGCACAGTGGTGCTCAACAGCCCCGAGGTGGACCCGCACACCAACATCGTGCTCCTGAGCAATGACGTGCAGCGCACGCGCCTCAAGGTGGCCTTGGAGGATGTGCCCAGCTCCAGCAGCTTCCGCGCCCAGCAGCTCAACGCGCTGTCCGAGTCGATCAAGGCCGCCACGCCCGAGATCCAGCAGGTTGTGATGCCGTTCATGATCGACCTGATGGACTTGCCCCGCAAGAAGGAAGTGGTGGAGGCCATCCGCAACGCCCAGGGCCAAGCCGATCCCGAGGCCATCCGTAACCAGGTCAAGCAGGAGCTGATGCACGACCTCAAGGAGCGCGAGGTGGCCATGAAGGAGGCCGAGAGCGAGGCGCGCATTAAACAGCTGATGGCCCAAGCGGTGCAAACCGGCGTGCAAGCTGCGTTCTCTGCTATGCAAGCAGGAGCGCAGGTGGCGCAGATGCCCATGATCGCGCCCATCGCGGACAAGGTTATGCAGGGCGCTGGATACCAGCCGCCCAACCCCGGTGGCGTGGACCCGAATTTCCCTACCCCGGGCGTTACGGCCGCCATGAACATCAAGAGCCCATACATCCAGGGCGGTGGCGGTGCTGCGGCTTCGCCAGAGGCCGAGGCGCAGGGTGCGCCAGCCGTGCGCGAGAACACCAGCCCGGAATTCCCGCCCGTGCCACAAGAGGCAGGGCAGGGCATGCAGGGGATCGAGACACCCGCCCTTGCCGACAATCTGCCGCAGTGAGTCCGACCGGCATAGGGCTATGGCATTCCTAGGGTGGCACTGAGCATCGAACCCTCATCAACCCAGGAGTGTTCATGCCACCCAATCCACAAACGCCCAGCCTCGAAGCTATCGAGGAGAAGGTGAACAGCGTCATCAATGCCGCCATGAGTCGCGCCATCAGCGAGCGCGACAGACTGGTTCAGTCGTACCAGGGTGCGATCAAGTCTGCCGATGCCCTGTCGGAGCGCGTGAAAGGCGTCGAGCGTCGTATTGATGACCTGGAGCGCAACGCAGCCAACGTAGAGGCGGGCTCTCTGCAATTCGTAGCCGAGCTGAAAGAAGAAGTTGGTGCCCTGCGCTCCATTCTCGCCAAGGTGAACGACCAGGACGCGCAGCAGTTTGTGGATTTGGTGGGCAAGCCCGTGCGCATCGTTGGCGGCAAGCAAGACATGGTGGCAGCCGGGCTGGATGACGATGGCCTCATGGTCTGTGTGTACGAGCGCTTCATGGAGCATTCCTACTCGGAAATCATCACCGTCGCGGTACCGCCCGCCGTGCTGACACTCGTTTCGGGCAAGAAGGAAGTAACGCCCGCTGCGAAGACCGCCCGCAAGGCTGGGAGCGCAAAGTGATGGGCCCCGAACTGCGTCTGAGCATTGACGTGACAGTGACCGGTAGCACCGAGGGGGCGCACGTCGCTCCATTCGTCAATGACGCGCTGCAGGAGCTGGTCAACCGCATGGACTTCCGCGCAGGGACCATTCAGCCAGGCCGCGCAATCTGCCACGTGCGTGACCACAACGATGTGCAGGTCACTGTGGATGTGTACCCGCTGCGCATCTGTGGTCGCCGCCCGGCATAGGGCGCAGCGATCCGGCGCCGTGGCTTGACCATGAGGCCCTACCCGCAACGGTCAGGGTTTCGCCGCAGCCACGGCACCATCACAGGAGTTCCAGCTATGTCCCGCACTTCTCGCCTTTTCGCCATCGCCGCCATTGCCTGCGTAGCCGCAGCCGGCGCCTTCGTTTCGGCTGCCGTTGCCTCTCGCGACTACGTGGTGGCCGCCGTGCACCGCGCCTGGGACTTCGTGCTCGATGGCTTCCGCATGAGTGTGGAAGTGCAGCGGGCAAGCCCGAGCCAGGACAAGCCGCGCGTGAAGCTGGTGGCGGCCAAGGCCTTCATCATGCGCATGGCCAAACGCGAGCGCCCCAACGTGACCCCGCTGTGGCGTATGTGCCCGTCCACATAAGCGCCCACCGCGAACCCCAGAAAGCCGCCCACTGAGGCGGCTTTTTTGCGCCTACCCAGCATAGGGCAGAGGGTTTTTGCCACACCTGGGAATACTTGTTCCAAGCCCCCCGCTGTGAAGCGCCGGGCGAAACCGCACCGCTGTGAAGCGGCGCATATCCCGCAGCAGGAGAGCGGAAAGCCGGGGCGATGGCCCTGGCCAACCCTCGACCGCATGCCCAGTCAGGCCCAGCCGGATAGCTGGGATGGAGCACGCAGCAAATGGCACTCACACCTGCCGAACTTCTTGAAAAGGCCCTCAGCGGCGAGTCGTTGGATGACGATGGCGCTGGCGAAGGTACGACCACCACCACGACCACCCAGGAAGACCCCAAGGACAACAACGCCGAAGGCGCAGCGGATGCTGCCAAGACCGGCGCGGCTGACCAGGGCAAGGCCACGGGCGGCGCTGGTACCACCGAAGACGACGAGCCCAAGGGCGCGCCGATTGCCAGCAAGTCTGGCGCTTACACCATTCCCTACGAGAAGTTGGAGCAGTCACGCGAGCGCGTGAAGTCTCTGGAAGGTGAAAACGAGTCCCTGCGCGCACAGCTGGCTGAGCTGAACGCCAAGCAGCAGGCGAACCTGGAACAGGCCGAGGACAAAGCCCAAGCCCGAGCGGATGCCGGGAAGGCGCAGACCCAGGCCGACCAGAACCTTGAAGCCGCGAAGACCGCCATGGGGCAGGGTGTGGATGCATCCCTGTTCGGTGACTTCTCGGAGGAAGGCATCGCCAAGGGCATCGCCGCCCTGATGGGGCGCACCCGCGAGGAGCTGCGTGAGGAACTTCGCGCCGAGCTGCGCGAAGAAGCCGCCCGCGAGTTGAAGCCTATCAAGGACCGCGAGGCCAAGGAGGTCAAGGACGAGCACTACGGCGCGATCTACGAAAAGCATCCCGATGCCAACGAGATCGTGCAGTCGGTTGAGTTCAAGGCCTGGGTCAACGGCTTGCCGGGCTTCCAGCGCGGCGCCGTGGATGCGGTGCTCCACCCGGAAACGGGCGGCACTGCTGCGCAAGTTATCGAAGTTTTTGACACGTTCAAGGCGCAGACCGGTATGGCCGCAGCGCCTGCCGCTCAGGACAAGGGCAAGGCACCGGAGGTGCAACGCCGCGTCCCCAACTCGCTGTCGGAGATCGCGGGTGAGCAGCACCAGGACATCGCCCAACAGGTTCTGGCTTCGGCCGGTACCAACCCCAATGCGCTCCTGGAGCGCATGCAAGACATGTCGCCCGAGCAGATCGAGCGCGTGATGAACGCCGTTTAGTTTTTGAAACCGGGCCGCTCGTGATGAGCCGCCCCCGTCCCATTGAAGGAGGTCACTATGACCATGAACAGCCACGTACCGGCCGGTTCCGATAAGGCGCAGTTTGTCCAGTCTGCCGGCATGTTTGCCCTGGCCGAAAACCGCCTGTCGCGCCTTGGCCAACTCTCCGGTCCTCTGCCCAAGGGCGAGGGCAAGGTCGCGGAAATGATCCGCAAGCAGTCCAGCTCCGATTTTCCCATCGTGAAGTGCATGGACTTGTCTCGCGGCATGGGTGATGAGGTGGAATTCCACTTCGTTCAGCCGTCGAAGCGCCGCCCCATCATGGGCTCGCGCATGGCCGAGGGTAAGGGCAAGGGCTTCGCATACGACAAGGCCCGCACCCGCGTTGACCAGGCGCGTATCCCCGTGAAGTTGGGTGACACCATGACGAACCTGCGTTCGGCTGTGGACTTCACCAAGCTGGCACGCCCGGTGGCACAGGCCGATGCCAATGCCTATCTCGATCAGTCGATCCTGACTCACGTGGCCGGTGCTCGTGGCTTCCACGACAACATCGAGTGGCGCCTGCCCACCGAGGACGATCCCGAGTTCGCAGAGCTGCTGGTGAACCCTGTCAAGGCACCCACCAAGAACCGCCACTACATGGCGGACGGCACCAACGGCATCAAGTCCTTCACCGTGAGCGCTGGCGAGGCATCGCTGGCAACCACTGACGACCTGAACATGACCGTGGTGGACGCGATCCGCACGCTCATCGAGTCCATTGCGATGCCACCTCCCGCCGTGAAGATTCCCGGCGACGTGGCTGCCGAGGATGAGCCTTTGCGCGCTCTGCTGCTGTCCCCAGCGCAGTACCACGCCTTCTCGCAGGACGATGCTTTCCGCAAGTTCCAGGTGGCGGCCCTCAACCGCGCATCGAACGCGAAGCGTCACCCCCTGTTCCTGGGCGAGGCTGGTCTGTGGAACGGCATTCTGCTGCTCAAGCAGCCCAAGCCGGTGCGCTTCTATGCGGGCAACACCATCCGCTACGCCAACAGCTTCACCTCGGAAGCTGAAAGCTCGTGCGTGGTGCCTGCGTCGTTCACCAACACCCACGCGGTGGACCGCGCCATCCTGCTGGGTGGTCAGTCGCTGATGCAAGCCTTCGCGGCCTCTGGCCTGTCGGGCATGCCGTTCTTCTGGAACGAAGAAACCTTCGACCACAAGGACAAGCGCGAACTGATGATCGGCGTGATCCAGGGTCTGCAGAAGGTGCGCTTTGCGGTGGACCAGGGCGACGGTACCAAGCACTGGACCGACATCGGCCCTATGGCCATCGACACCGTGGTGAAGCTCATCCCGGGCGAACGCTGATAGGCCACGCGGGGCGCCACGTGCGCCCCGCCCCCATCCCCCTCAATTCAAGAACGGAGGCCACCCATGGCAACCATCAAAGTCAAGAGCGTCGGCTACGGCGTACACCTGGGCAATACGCCCTGGGGCAATCTCACGGCGCTGCGCTATGTCGTCAAAACCGGCGCTACTGGCGCCGTCATCAACTCCGACTCCACTGCGGCCATTGCTGCCAATGACATCGTGAACCTGGGCCATCTGCCCTCCGGTTTCCGTTTCATTGACAGCCAGGTCACTGTGGTGACGGGCATGAAGGCCACTGCCACCGGCGACTTGGGCTTTGCCTACAAGGACGGAGTGGATGACGCCGCTGTGCCGCAGGACGCGGACTACTTCGGCGCCGGCCTGGCTATCGCCACCGCAGCCCGTCTGCGCAATGCGACCACCAACCCCAGCATTGTCCTGCCGAAGGATGCCAATCTGCTGCTGACCGTCAAGACGGTGGGCAACGACAAGGCTTCGGAAATCGAAGTCGTGATCTACGGCATTGCCGAAGGCGTGAAGTAAGGAACGGCGGGCCGGGAAACCGGCCTGTCTCCTTTTCTGGAGGCTCCCATGAAATTTGAGTTGATCCGCTACGAGGGCACATCCCCGTACACCGACCGTACCCCCATGCGCAACGCTTGGGAGCCGGGCGAGGAAAAGCTGGTGTCCGAGGTGGATGCCAAGTTGCTGATGCGCTACCTGGAGTTCAAGCGCGTGCCCGCTGTCGCCAAGAAGGCCGCCAAGGCTGAGAAGTCCGACAAGACGAGCACGGAGCCGACCTCCAAGACCGATGACAGCAACGCCGCTGCCCTGGCCCAGGCCCAAAAGGCAACCACTGAGCAGCAGCTGCGCGAGAAGCAGGCCAGCGAGCAGATCGAGGCGACGCTGCTGGAGGTGTCGCACATGACCAAGAACGCCTTGTCGGACTTCGCCAAGGCGAACTACGGCGTGGTGCTGGACATGAAGAACAAGGCCGATGACCTGCGCAACCAGGTCACGGCACTGGTGCAGGGCGGGCTCAACTGATGACGCTGGCCGATTTGATCCGCCGCTTCCGCGTTCTGGCGGAAGACAAAGTGAAGCCGTACCTGTGGTCTGACGAAGACATCACGGACTGGCTGAACGATGCCCAGGCCCAAGCCGCCGTGCGTGGCCGCCTGCTGGTGGAGGATGCAAACCCGGCCATTTGTGAGGTGGCGGTCGTAGCGGGCCGCCATACCTACAAGCTGCACCCCACGGTGTACGAGCTGGTGCGTACCGGATTCCGTCCTACCGCTGCAGGTGGGCGCCCTTGCAAGTTCTCGCTCAAGTCGCGGGAGTGGCTGGACGCCAACTACCCGGAGTGGCGCGATGCCGACGACTGGCAGTACACCCGGGATGAGCAGCGCTACCTGGTGCAAAACGACACTTCGGTGCGCATCGTGCCGGTGCCAGGTGAGGACGGCATGCTGACCATTGAGGCCTACCGCCTTCCTCTCAAGAAGCTGACCGCCGACAACGATACCGCTTCCCCCGAGATCCATGCCGCGCACCACGAGCACCTGATTCAGTGGGCTCTGCACCGGGCTTTCAGCGTACCCGATTCCGAGGTGTACGACCCAGTGCGCGCGGAGAAGGCCGAGCGCGCGTTCACCGCGTACTTTGGCCCGATGCCGGACAGCGACATGCGCCGCGTCACTCGTGAGGATGTCCCGCACCACAACGAGGCGATTTTGCCGTGAGCCCTGCGCGCGGCTGACTGACACACCCACCCATTCTTTCCATCGAAGGAAACGCCATGTCCAACGACGTTTACATCAAGGGTGCGAATCGCATCCTCAAGGGTCAGATCAATTTCGAGGCTGACACCATCAAAGTAGCGCTGGTGAGCAGCGGCTATGCCCCCTCTCTGGCCGTCCACGAGTTCCTTTCGGATCTGGGCGCCAACACCATCGGCACCAACCAGACCTTGGCAAACAAGGCGGTGGCCAACGGCACCGTGGATGCGGATGACCCGGTGTGGTCTGCCATTGCGGCGGGCAGCACCGCCAAGGCGCTGGTGATCTACAAGGACACCGGCGTGGCGGGCACTTCGCCTTTGCTGTTCTACATTGACGAGGTGACGGGCTTCCCGCTGTCCACCAACGGCGGCGACATCGCCCCTCAGTTCGACAACGGCCCGTTGAAGATCTACTCGCTGGTGTAAGAGGGCGGCCATGCCCTTGACCCCAACCACCTGGGACGCCAGCGGCGCAGGCCCGAATGCCGCTATCTCGGGCGGCGGGCTGATTTACTCGACCTCCAACTACTACGCCAACGGTGTCCGCACCGTGGCGGGTACGGACGAGGGCGCTTGGTATTGGGAATACACGCTCGACCTGTTCCCCTCGGGCTCCACATTGAAGATCGGCGTAGATGCCGATTCGGCCTCCGAGTCGGGCCTGTTTTGGTCCGGCAGTGTCAGCACCCTCGATGAGGGCGACGTGCTGGGCTTCGCCTTCGATGTGGCTGCCAGCACCCTGGTGGTGACACGCAACGGCACGGTGTGGAAAACGCTGACCAGCGTTACCCGTGAGCCCGGAGTGCCGCCAGCTTGGGGCCCCTGTATCGCTCAGGTGGATGCATCCGGCGCGGTGCAGATCACTGCCAATTTCGGTGGGTCGGCCTTTGTGGGCACGGTCCCCGCAGGCCATGAGGCGGGCTTTGGATCGTCTGACCCCGTGCTGCTGGTGACGGGCTTCAAGAGCGCGGCCCTGGGCACCCCCACCATTGACTACCCACCCATCATTTCAGGGTTCAAGTCGGCCAGCTTTGGCAGCCCGCGCCTGGTGCAAAAGGGCGATGTGTCTGGGCTGCAGGCCGCATCAGCATTTGGCCGCGTGGTGCTGCGCACCAACCAGGGCGCCAATGTGCGGGGATTCAAGACTGGCCGCTTCGGCTGGATCTCGGTCCCCGGTGGCGTGACCGGACCCACCAACCAGGCGGGCTATGTGGCGGGCATTCGTGGCAGTGCTTTTGGCGCTGTGGCTATGTCGGCCGTGGTAGAGCCCGAAGTCACAGGCCTGCGCAGTGGCTCGTTCGGCCCCGTGCGGGTTGCGCAGATCCTGCCAGTGCAGGGACTGCAGGCGGGGGCCTTTGGTGTTGTCGGCCTGGCGATGGCGGGCGCCGTCAAGCCCGTGCACCGTGGTGCCCTGGGGCGGCCTACCGCCGTCCTGATCCAGCCCGTAGCGGGGTTCTCTGGCGGTGCATTGGGCAAGCCACGGGCCTTTGCCAGCTCATCCCACGAGGTCAGCGGGTTTGGTGGCGGCCAGCTGGGAGCCGTCACCGGGCGCTGGACATATCGCGCATTTCCTGTCGTCGGGCGCGGCCGCTTTGGCCGCATTGTTCTGGGGAGCCTTCCATGCTGACGCTGGAGAAGTTTTCGGGCATCAACAACGTGGTGCCGCAGGAGCGGCTGGACACCACGGATCTGACCGTGGCCACGAACGTGGACATTGGGCTCACGGGCGAGGTGTGGCGGCGCGGCGGGTATTCAGTGGCGACCGATGGGTGCCACAAGAACGTGCATGAAGGCGTGGGCTTCAAGCTGGCCACCGCAGAAGGCGCTTTGGTGGGCATCGCGCCCGATAGCGCGAAGACTGTCCTGCACCCAGCCCTGGGCGGTGCGCGGGTCTGGTACTGCAATTTTCCCGATGGGCGTACGGCGTTCTCCAACGGC